CGTCACCATCGAAGCCTTCGATGCCCAATCTCGGTGATGTCATCACTACTGATGACATTCTCGTCAAAGGTACTGGCAAGTATTCAGCCAAGTATGTCAACTGGGCACGTGTAGCTCATTTGCTCCACGATCACGCTTCTGGCTGGCAGTTTGAAGTTGTGCCTTCTCCTGATGGCACGCACGTTTGGAAAGCTCCTGACGACACTGCTTATGTCGTTGGCCGTTTTCGCGGGCCTGATGGTGAGATCACACCTGATTTTCCACAGGCTGTGATGGACAACAAAAAAGCGGCTGTCAAGCACGACAAAGTCACGGCGCGTCTTTTTACAGACACGCATCGCCGTTGCATGGCTACTGCTGCTTGCGCACAGTTCGGCCTTGCATGGCAGCTTTGGGCCAAAGAAGAAGTCGAGGATCCGTTCCGAGATGACGAGTCAACAGAATCTGCTCCTGTGGAAAAACCACAAGATGTGGATGACGGCGACGTGCCTCTTGAAGAAGACGACAAGGAAATGCTGCTCGACATGCTCGATGAACTGAGTGACGAAAAACTCGAACAGTTCTGCAAAGCATTCGACGGTAAGTTTGTAGGGCCAGGCTCAGTCTCTGATCGGATCCAGACGGTGAGCCATCAAAAGTTCATCAATGACTGGCACAGCAAACAGAAGCTTTCCAAGAAAGACCTGAATGGATGACAAGGATCTAAAGGAGTATCGAAGGCGAGCTGACGCCAAACGTCGTCCACTTCAGTTTCAAGTTCGGCTCGACAAGGATCTAGCTGACAGGCTCAAACACTTCATGGAGAGCCGTGGTTACAACCAAAACCAAGCTCTCCGCATCATCATCTCTCAATTTTTCCGAGGTAAACACCGTGCTTAATCTCACCGCATACGGCAACGTTGGCAGCGATCCTGAACAGCGTGAAGCTGGCAACAGCACTGTCACGAACTTCTCTCTGGCCGTGAACCGCAAGACCAAAGACGAAGAAACAACAACGTGGATCAACTGCGCTGTTTGGGGCAATCGCGGCGATGTCGTCATGGACTACGTCAAGAAAGGCATGCGCCTTGTCGTTAGTGGTCAAGCTCATCACCGCGAGTTTGAGCGTAAAGACGGCAGCACTGGCGTAAGCCTTGAGCTGAACGTGAATGACTTCAGCCTGCCGCCCAAGAAAGAAGCAGAAGAGTCTGCACCTGCCAAAAAACGGTCACGTTTCTAGTCTCTGGGGCATCAGCTTTGCTGTATAAGCCCCCAATGCATGACTGATCCAACAATCAAGGTCATCGGCGACCAATATTGCGTCACATACTCAGGTATGCGGCGCTTTTTTGCTGAAGACTGGAAAGCGCAGTGGTTTTACTGCTACTGCCTTCACCTCAAGAATTGCGGACTAGAACCGGCTCGCGCGCCTGACGCTCCTCACACCTGATCCGCTGCAGGTCACTTGTCCTCGCCCTTAAAAAGGATGAGACACAGATCCTAGTCACCAGGCATCAAAGCGGAGTCCATTGATGCAATGTGATTCACAGCCTGTCGCAGCATTTTGCTGTGGTGCCAGTTTTGCTGTGCCATCGCGACACAGAGCTGCATCAACGCATCTTTGTCATCACAGCTCTGTATCTCTCGGACTGTCTTCTCTAGCTGTAGCTCTTCTTCGAGCGACTGCTCGACGATCATCCAATCTGCCCAGCCCATTGTCGTGCTCGCAGGATTACGCCAGCTATAGCGAGCCTGCAGCGATTACGCCACGCTCGGCATAACAGTCAAATGATTGTTGTAGTGCCCTACGTCTCGATAGCTGTTCACTGGCGTATTAGACATTGAATGGAACACCATCTGTCCGATCTTCAAGCCTGGATACAGAGGCAGCGCATGGTGCAAGCGTTCGTTCTTAAGTTCGAGCGTCAACTTGCTTCCATGCCAGCCTGGATCACACCAGCCTGCGAGCAGATGATTCAAGCCGCTTCTGGCCCGACTGCTCTTGAGTACGAATTGCGAACTGATGTCGTCGGGCAGGTTGAACAGCTCAAGCGTCTCAGCTAAGCAAAACTCGCCAGGCTGCAGCATGAATGGATCATCTTCTGATCTCTCTGCGATGTTGATGCGTACAAGCTCAGGGCTATAGATGCTTTCCACCATGAGATGATCGCCTAGGCGCAAATCCAAGCTGGCAGGGTTGAGCAGTTCTTCTGAAAACGGGACGACCATGTTGCCTTTTTCGCACCTGGCTCTGATCTCCCAATCGCACAGAACCGCCATACCAGAAACGCAAAAAGCAATCCTACTCAGCTTGCTTGAGAATGCTTTTTTCGCTGTGATACGCACCTTTCTGATACATCTCACCTACATCTCGAACCCACGGCACTAGCCAGTCATCAACTTGCGAGCAACGCTCCCAGTTGATCGGCTGAGCGCAGTTGACGATCACAGTGCTCCAGACAGCACTGACGTATGCCCAGATCCAATAGAAATCACTCATTGACGAGAATGACCCATCCCGTGCCTGGCCCTTCTGCTTGCCAACGCTGGTAAAACACGGCTTGCCTTACGCGGACATTGCGTCCTAGATGCGGATTGCTGTGGCCGCCTTTCTCCATTTCCGGATAGCCACGAGGATCTTGCATGATCCACTCAGGGTCATTGCTTTTCTTGCCTGCGTAACCACTAATCACACTCCAATGACCACAGCCAAGTCCATTACACATCGGTGGTTCGCCTAGAAGCATGTTTCCGGCATGCAGCCATCCAACCAAAACAGGTCTGCCATTTTCGATCTCTAGCTCGACCAGATCAGCGTCACCGTCTTTGCGAAACTCAGCCTGCAAACCAAGACTGCGCAAGGCTGCTAGCTGCGCTTCTACTGACGTGGTGTCCCCAAATTTCGCGCGAATCTTGTTGTATTCGTCATCCGTCCGAACCTTCTTGTAATAGGCAGCCACCATCGCTGCAGCGCTAGAGAAACATTCCCGATAGCCCGTGCCGGTTTTGTTGTCGAGCTGCCTGAAGTAAGGCATGTAGATCTGCTGGTCATATCCGCTCTCTTTCCAGACTTGAAACCAATCAGCTTCGTCTTCCTCCAGTAACTCAGACGGCATTGACTCCTCAAGCTGTTTAATTGCAGCCAGCTGATGGGACGTGCCACGGAAAAACTGGAAGAACGGCAATAGACCGAAGGCCATACCCAACAACAGCAAAATCAGTTGGATGATGCCGGACGACACTTATTTTTCAACTCTCGTGTCAGGCAAAAGCATTTCACGGACATGCTTTACCGCAAGGTCGTCTAGGTCGTTATCGGTCCTTGCGACAATCTTCTCCAGCATCGCCACAATCAGCTCTTTGAACGCTCTTGACTTCCATGCAGTCATGAGGATGGGCTTGAGAACTAGAAGCATCGGATTGACCTAGTTACCCTTAAAGGGTAGCTCTGTTATCTCATGGCAGAAACTCAAGACGATCAGCACGAAAAGGAAGGCATCTCGATGGCAGATGTCGTCAAGGCTCTTGTCCTTGCTTGGAGTGCCGCGCTTCTGACTGCTTCTTACCTGGGCATCTTCCCTCAGATGAAGATGGACAATACGTTCGTGGCGTCACTGCTTACTGGCGCGATGGCATCGTTCGGCATCGAACGCAAGAGCAATGGAAATGGCGCCAAGAAACCAACTATCGTGGACAACAAAGACACCAAGGCTGGCATCAAATGATCCGCACACTTTTGGTATTGGGCGTCACACTGGCCTCAACTTTGCCAGCTCGTGCTGATCTGACCCACAAAATCATGTCATCGATCTCTCTGCAGGTTGGTGGCGCGGTAACAACCGCAGACAGGATTGGTTCATCCTTCTCTATCTCAGGATCTGGAGTAGATACAACTGACGGCACCACAGCAAACACTGTTTCGACCGGAACTATCACAAGCGGTGTTTACTCTCCTGGCACGATCGCAGTGACACAGGACGCCCCAGGTGAGGCATTCTCCTTTAGCCAGAGCTACACAGAGGGCGATGCCGTTCCAACATCAGCAGTGACCACTGGCGAAGTTCCGAACTTCGGCAGCATCGTTTCAACTTCTGCAGGTACTGCAGGATCACTGGCAGGCACCATCGCATCAGATGGCACCATGACAATTACAGCAGGTGGAGCAAATACGCTTGCTATCGGACAGCTCACCTCAGAACTGACTATCAAGTGATGTGGGCTGGGATCTGGATCGCTTATGGCGTTCTGTGCTTCGCAGCGCTAGCCGCGCCAGAGGCTAAAAGCGTCCCAGTAGTGCCTAATTTTCAGCAAGGCACTCTCAAGTCAACAACGACCACAAAGACAAAGGTCAATGAGGTCATTAACTCGTATCGATATAGAACCGGTTATGAATACACAGCCTCTGGTACTAACGTCGCACCAGATGGGCCAATCGCTCCAATGAGTCTGGTCACAACCACCAACAGCCTCAATGGTGTTTCTAGTGTTTGGCGTGGTCTTGATCCTGCGTCAAAGCCATCGTGG